TTGTGTAAGATGTGACAACTTTGAAATAAAGTTTTGTCTTTTCTGCTGGCAACGCCTATTCTAGTTAAAGTCTCTCTAATCTTTAAGAAGTCGTCAGGTTGCTTTATGGTAACCTCTAACATACTGTCAGGCGACCAATTGATCGTTTCTTCGCTCATCTTCTTCTCCCACCTTTAGATAAGGTATTTTTTATATGTTCAATTTGTTTCTCGTTTAGTATGTTGAGAGCGTCTTTTGCTTTCTCATTGCTATAACCATAATACTCTTTTACATACTCTAAATTCTTCAATTTGGCTTGTGATAGCCACTTGCCACCAAATCGCTTCTTTTTTCTTATACTATTTATGTAAAAGTGGAATTGTATTTTTTTATCTAGGAAGTGATAACCATTCATCTCATTTGCCTGAGCGATACAATCATAGTGAACGGAAAGACACTTATTGATTACAAAAGGTGGGTATTTTTTAACCCAAGTTTCGTCTGTTGTGTCTAATAAATTTTCTTTAGAAAAATTGATTGCGTTTAGATAATCTTTCAATTGATACATAATATAAAACTTTTAATTACTTTTTAGAGTGTTTATTGTGACCTTTATGAGAACCCATATAGTAGTCGCCTGGTTCATAGTCCCAAACCTTACCGTGATGACCTCTTATGTCAGCCCAAAACATTCTCATCTTAACTATCCATCTTCTTATAAATGTTCTTCTTGCCATTGTCTTTCCTTGTAAAACTCCCTTTACCTTTTTTGGGTTTTACCGTCCTACTTTTGTATTTTGGTGTTCTCAAATCAAGTGCTATTGGGTTTCTTTTTCTCATATTTAGTTTATTTAAATTTACAACCAGCCATTATCTCTGTTAAACAAGCGACCATATTAATCTCTTGGTCAGCGACAAACGCAGATTTATATTGATACCCAGCGATAATCAATATCGCCTGAGGTATAGACTTCGCATCTAGCGTGGTGTATAGCGTGTCATAGAGCGTCTTAAACAAGGAAGAAGCCTCTTTGTCTAGGTTTTGTACTACCCACTTTCTCATATCGTTAAATCTCTTATCTTTGAGTATCTTAACAAGTTCTTTTGTATTTGCCTCACTTAGGTTGAATAATATACCACTATCAATCTTACCTCTTACGGAATATCTTTGTAGTTCGTTTATTGTTCTTCTAAAGTCAGGATAATATTTTTGTATTAGTTCTGCCAATACCTTCTTATCAAACCCTATCTTCTCATCTTTAAGCACACTCTCTAGTCTTTTAAGTAAGGCAGTGGCAGTCTTTACTCTTTGCCCATTTACAATTTTAAAATCAACAACTGTACATCTGCTGTGTAAAGCTGGTATGATTTTATTTTTGTAATTACAGGTAAAGATAAATCTACAATTCTTATAAAATGTTTCAATGAAATTACGAAGTGCTGGTTGAACACTATCAGCATTCATATAATCAGCTTCGTCTATGATAACTACTTTGTGATTTGCGTTTTCAGTTAAAGAAACAGTTGACGCAAAGTTCTTAATTTTACTTCTAACTGTATCAATCTGTCTACCTTCATCTGAACCATTTATGATTATATAATCACTACCTAGTTCTTCACATAAAGCTCTGGCAACAGTAGTCTTACCTGTACCAGCAGAACCTGATAGTAATAGATTTGGTATTTCTTTTTGTTTTAGAAATTGAGTAAATGTATTCTTTAATTCTTCTGTAAGAATACAATCACTTATTTTCTTTGGTCGGTATTTTTCAACCCATAAAAAATCGGACATTTAAAACCCCTTAAAATTCAGAGTCAGGTTCTAAAGCTATCCAATATTGTACAGGTTTGTTTCTGTTTACAAAATGAGAAATCTTTGCTTTTGATATTGCAACATCATAATCATCAACGATTTGTTTAAAGTTCTCTGTTCTAAAGTATGCTGTAAACTTCTTATCTGTTTCACCAACATCAATAGAATATCTATTAGATGATTTGTTTTTCTTATCTGTTGCAATCATTTTGATAGTCTTACCATCACCTTCAACAGCAACATCTGGTAGATTTAATGTAGTTGTACCTTTCATTAATCTAGCAAAGTTGTCTTTTGTGATTGTAAAATCAACAAATTTATCTGGCATTGATATACCTTTAGTAGGTGCAACAATAACAGATTTATCAGCAAAGAAATATTTGATTGATTGTTTTTGTTGAGATATATTTACATACCCACCACCGTTAAATTTAAGTTCAGGTTTCTCAAATAGTTCAACTGATCTTAAAAACTCTGGTAAGTCATATATCGCAAACTCGTCTTCAAACTTTTCACTCACCTCAGCCTCTGCCAAGATGTTTTTCATAGTAGAAATAGTTTGTACTTTATTCCCAGGTTTAACCAAAATGTTTTGATTAATGTCTGAGAAATTTTTTAACACAGCAACTGTGTCACTTGATAGGTTCATATTTCACTCCTTAACATAATTTAAAATAATATAATATCATAATATAGTTTTTTTGTCAATGTTATAGCTGTTTAATAACATGCTCTGGCGCTGACACCGTATAAGGGTCATCATCATCACTCTCATTATTAAATCCTGGCTCTTCAAAAAATTGTTCTACAACACCATTATTAATAATCGCTGAATATCTCCAGCTTCTCATACCAAAACCTTGTTTAGGTTTGTTTACTAACATACCCATTGATCTAGTAAATGCACCACAGCCATCAGGTATCATTACTACATTTTTAATTTGTAAATCTCTAGCCCAAGCATTCATAACAAATGCATCGTTTACAGATATACAATATACAGCATCAATTCCTTTATCTTTGAATTGTTGGTGCATATCATCATAAGACGGAAGTTCTTGTCCAGAACACGTTGGTGTAAACGCACCAGGTAAACTAAACAATACAACTTTTTTATCTTTGAATAAATCGCTAGTAGTTACGTCTTTCCACGTACCACCGATAAGAGTACAGCCACCTTTTTCTTCACTGTCGCCTACTCTAAATTTAAATGTGTGATCTATTAATTCCCACTTGTCCATAATCTAACTCCTATAAATTATATACTATAATATACGGAAAGCGCTGAGAAGTCAAGTCTCAGCGCTCTCTATTTTAAAACTATTTAATGTCAATAGTTTTTAGTTTTTTCGCTTCTGGTACTATCTTTTCCATAGATACTTTTAACATACCATCTTTTAATTCAGCGCCTTTAATCTCAACGTCATCAGCGATTGTAAAAGATTTCTTAAAGTATCTTTTAGAAATACCTTTATGTAATACCTCACCGTCTTTATCTTCTGACTTATCTTCTTGTTTTGATTCGATAGTCAACATACCGTTTTCACTTGTAACATTAATATCTTTTTTATTGAAACCAGCAAGTGCGACCTCAATATCAAATTTATTATTACCAGTCTTTACGATATTGTATGGTGGATAATTAGACCCTACTACAATAGACGGACCGTCAAACATTGATTCGAAATGATCGAATACGTCATCAAATCCTACTGATAGTGGTCTTAATTGATTAAAAATAGAAAGTGCTTTATTAGTCATTATAACCTCCTTTAGTAAGCAAAGTTTCTAACATAGAACCCTATAAGGCGTTCTATAAGTATTTATATAATCATCAATTATAAAAATACAAGTGCCACTTTTTTGTTCTTGCAGTAAGTGGCAAACCTGCATTTTGCGACACCGATAAATTTAATTATCGGGTTTTACACCGTCAGGACTTATGAACTGCCTGACCATAATATATATAAGACAAACATTGGTGTAAATCTAGTAACCTCTTAATCTCAATAATTTTTTTTGTTTCTTTTTATACGCTGCTATACCTTCTTTTTTCTTACGTCTTTTTTTAGCAGATGGTTTCTCAAAAACTGATTTGGCTCTAAAGTCTTTTATGATACCTTCTCTCTGTACCTTCTTTTTTAAGACTCTCATTGCTTGTTCTAAATTACCATTTCTAACTTGAACATTTATACTCAATTAATTTACCTCCCTTCCAAATGTGTAAAAAGAGGGCGCCACAACAGCGCCCTCTAGGACTACACTATGATTTGATAGATTAGGAGTTATAGCCATTAGAGTATTCCTCTTCCTGCTCATCGTCCGACTCACTATCATTGTCCTTCAATTGAGAATTAATCTCAGCTTTTCTCTGGTCTTCCATAATGCTCTCGGCATTGGCACCAGCGTCAACCTTCGTATATAATTCTACAAAAGAATTTTTTGTATCATCATCAAATCTGTTCGTACACATTTTGATCGCCTTCATTTTATCATCAAAGATTGCATACGCTTGAGTGATGTGCACTAGTCTTCTAGTACTGATAATCTCATCAACACCGCCATCAAAATAAGTTTTTCTGATAACGTCTGCCCAAGTAGTCAACTTGTCAATAAACTTAACATCTGACTTACCAGCGGCTTTTAAAGTGTTGGTTAGTATCTTCTTCTCAACTTTAGCTTGAGGATAACTCTGCTCAAACGTCACAGGAAATCTCTCTAAAAAAGCTTCGTTAAGAACATTAGTACCGATAAACTTACCGTCTTCACTACCTTGACCTTTAGTATTCGCTGTAGCGATTACGTTAAATCCTGGTTGAGGTTTGATAAACTTGTTAATCTTTTTAACAAAGACACCAGAACCTTCTAATATCGGTTGTAAACACATTATCTTATTAGATGCCAAGTCAATTTCATCTAGTAAAAGAGTTGCACCTCTTTCCATAGCCTCAATAACTGGACCATTCTGCCAGACAGTCTGACCGTCTTTAAGTCTATAACCACCTAATAGATCGTCCTCATCTGTTTCAATAGTGATGTTTACCCTAATTAATTCTTTTTTCAACATCGCACACGCTTGTGTAACTGACATTGTTTTACCGTTACCAGATAAACCTGTAATAAAGATTGGATAAAATTTACCAGATGCAATAATAGACTTAACATCTGAATAATTACCAAACGGTACGAATACCGAATCTTTACTTGGTACAATATTACCTGTAAGAGAAGATACAACATAAGCGGCCTCTGTCTTTTTAGACTCGCTTGTATCCATAATCTTTTCATTATCGGTTGGTTGATTATCTAAAGGTAATTTATAAGTACCTCTCTCAACCTTATACTTGTCTTTTTTTAACCAAGAGGGATTTTTAAAACCTTTCTTTTCATAGAAAGAGTTAATCTCACTCCTAGTCAAAATATCTTTATTGAAGTGCTTATAAGCGGCTTCAACAAAGGTCTTTTGATCTGTGTTCAAATCAATCATAGTGTTACTCCTTTTTTTCATAGTTTATATTATTAATAATATCAGGATTTAGCGATAAGTCAACCCATAAAATTGCATTGATTTTACTAGTCATTATGCCACCTCCTGAATAAATTTATTTAAAAGTGTTCTACTTTGTAGTCGATTCTTCATTGATTTAGCAAAGATTCTTTTAATACCACCAGCTTTCATTTTATCATTAATACTTGATAAATCAGTATTCTCTACATTTAATTTTTTACCATTTAATAAAAAGTATTTGTCATAACCAACGTGACTTACATCTGCATGTCTTTGTTTATTCATAGATGATCTTAATTTTGCGAACCATTGATCTCTCTGTTCCCAATTCAAACCTTCTGGTATAAAATTAGTCATATTCCATTGTTTAAATCTTTTAGTCACATAGAAACCAACTGTTGATATATTATGAGTTCTTTTAATTAAATCTAATAATAAACCAGTTGTATTGTGTGATCTGTAGTGATCTTTTTTATCTTTAAATGTATATTGTTTTTTACCAATTTTAATAACAGGTGGATTGTAACCCATATTAACAGATTGTAAACCTTTATCAGTCATTAACTTTTTTTCACTAAAAGTATGATTAGCACCACCATCTGTTAAAGTAATAAGTGACATCTTTTCAATTTTATTTTTTTCTTTAAATAATGGTATCATTTTATTTAAGACTACTAATGCTTCATTAAGTGGTGTAGACCCTAGGTAATAATCACCTGGCATATAATATCTGTCACCTTTATAATCTCTCTCAAATCCTCTAGTATATCTGTCTGTATAACATTGAGACATATGCCATAAATGCATTAAAGACTCATCTAATTCTTTTTTCTTACAATTACTATTTGCTAAACAAATTAATCTTACATCTGACATAATACCATTACCTGATTTATATGTAAAAGTTTTATCACCAGTAGTTTTTGTATATTTTTCTATTTGATATTCACTTGAAAACGCATATACTTCAAAAGGTATGTTTACTTTTTGGCAGAACCAAACTAGATTCATAAGTTGTTCTGTAGTCTGTTGTATGGTATCACACATTGAACCTGACCAATCTAACAACATCATCATACCGTGATTTTTAGCGTCTGGTAAGATAGTTAATTTTTTAAATATGTCATCACTATATTTGTATTCTTTTAATTTTAAAGGATCAATAATACCAGTTTTATCTGTTGTTGCTCTCTTATACGCAGTCGCAGATTTTTTCATTTCAAATTCTTTGACCAAATACATTACAGTTTTTTTGTTTTCGTTTTTAAATTTTTTATATGCGTCTTTTAACCAATTAAAATATTCCATACTTCCTGAATATTTTTTACATTCACTCGCAGCATAACTTCTCATATCTTTTAAAAACTTTTTATTTGAAACAACTGCTTTGTCTAATCTTGGATTTGGTAAATCAAAATAATTGTAAGATTGAACGTCATCACCATTATCATATAATTTTTGTATTTGTTCTTCGTATGAATCGTTTGTAATAGCTTTTAATTTATCAGGCGCAACACCAGAACCGCCGCCTTCTTGTGCCTCAGGATTTGTACCTTTTTGAATATCAGTATCTTTTTTATCTTCACCATTATCTTCCATTTCTTCGTCACCATCATTATCTGATATTTCAGATTGGCTTTCTTCATCAATCTTATCTGCTTCTTCATCACTATCCATATCTTCCATATCATCATCATCATTTAATTTGTAAACTTTAGATATAGAGTGTAAATCAAAATCAGGTAATTTCTTCATTTCCTCAACTTGTTTTTTCTGCCAATCTAATAATGACTTGGCAAGATTAACAACATCATCAAAAGATTTCAAGTTGTCAATCTTACCTAACCACTTTTTATCAACAAAGGAAAAGTTAATTGGTAATCTTTTTGAAGACTTATAAAATAAATTGATTTTATCAATCAACATTAAGTCTCTATTAATATCTTTATCTTTTATAGAAAAGAAATTTTGTTTATCTAAAATATCAAAACCATTGATATAGTTTTTAACTACACCAGGATATTTCTTTTGTATCATTCTGTCAATTCTACAATCTTCTAATACGTTTACGTATGATCTCAATTCGTTATCATCTTTTAGTTTAGCCCAACCATCTGTTGGCGTCCATAATGCGTGAGCACATTCGTGTGCGATCAACATATCATAAACGTCACCAGATTGTTGTTTAAACAAAGGGAGTGTTAATATTCTGTTTAATGTATCAAATGAAGCGGTTTTAACTTTATTGTGTTGTACTTCAATATTCTCTGTTGCGATTAATTTTGCGAGTTGACTTTTAGTGTCAAAATTTACAATTGATTGTTTTTGTGTGTCCATACTAGCTATACTATATGGAAACATTTTAAAAGTCAACCCTATAAATTGCGTTGATTTTACTAGTCTTTTTGGGATATGATGTTCTTACTTTGTTCTTTTTAACACTTTTTCGTATATATTTGACGCTAGATTCTTCATCATTAAAGGGGCTACCATTCTACCGATTCTCTCAGCTTGTTTATCAAACTTGCCTTCTAGTTTAAAATCTTCAGGTAAACCCATAAGTCTTTTAAGTTCTGGTATTGTAAACTTACGATTTTTCGCATAATGAAATACACCCGATACGCTCATTTGTTGACCCCTTTGAGTGAGTGTCGGACAAGGTAGATGTGGCGCAGGTCTAATCATATTAAACATTGATCTTTTAGGGTTAATATCTATAAAGTCAGGATCACTAGGTTTTCTATGTTTCTTTGGATTAAATTCTAGTAATTCTATCCACTTCTTTTGAAAGCCATTTTGTACATAATCTAATAGTTCTTTTTCTTGTTCTGGGTCATTAATACAATCTTCTATGGCTTCTTTTACACCTATATGTTTAGGTGTTGTTGGTTCTGGATATACTTCACTTTCTAGTGTCATAAAGTTAAGACCTGCCTTATCCATTATATCATTTCGTATGGCCACAAAAAAACATCTTTTTCTATCTTGTGGTGTCTCAAAATCAGCGGCACTCATTACTTTGTATACAGTCTCATAACCTAGTTTATCAAACTCATTGATTATTCTATTTCTATATTCAGTCGCTTCACCCATTGTAATACCAGCAACGTTTTCACCAATAACTACTTTAGGCATTATATCAGCTGTGATACGAGTAAACTCAAAAAATAAGTCTTCTATATTTTCTACTTTTTTACCATCTGAATATACCTTTTCTTGGTCCCAACCCTTTTCTCTTTTGCCTGCGATACTAAACGCAGAACACGGTGGTGAGCCATCTAATATATCTAAATCACCTTTTTTAATATTGGCGATCTTTAAAAAGTCTTCACCTGTAAGTTTCTTTATATCATCTGGTAAAACAGGTGTGTTTGGATAATTAGATTTGTAAGTATCAACTGCGGCTTCTACAAATTCGTTTACACATAATATCTTACCACCTGCTAATCTATAACCAGTAGAAGAACCACCACCACCAGCAAAAGTAGATATGACATTAAACAACTCTTTATTAGAGTTATCAATTACGTCTTTCATAAAGTAAGGTTTATATGTCATTCTGCTATATTATCAGGATTTGTAGATTTGTCAATGTTGAAATCAAATACTATTGAATATCTATGATTTTGAGGGTGTACTGCTAGTTCTCTCTCC